TTGAAACCAAAGGCGAATCGTAATGTCGCGGCGTTCGGCTTCTTGCTTGATAGCTGTTAGCTCTTCATAGGTAAAAACCTGCGCCAGGCTTCTAGTCTTTGGCTGCATGTGCGCGTTCTCGATCACGACTACATCCCCAGCCGAAGCAAATGAAAGCGCTGCAAATTGTTCTGGCATCACCTTGCGGTAATTGCCGTCGCAGTGCAAGTGAAAATAACCAGACCCATAGTCACAGCCCCAGATGCGCTGGCCGATATGGATCGGTTCAGGCTCAAGCGTGTAGTCAGGTTCAGGCAGGAAACTGATTTGCTCCATGTGGTGTGTGGTATGCGGCGGGTGACTGCCTAAACAGCGTCGAAGCGCTATGCAGGGTTAAACCCGCCTTGCTTGCATACCGTAACCGCCAAGGCTACGCTTGTCAAGCACCTAGCCGCCAGCCCATGCAGTTAGCCCGACCATTTAGCCTCCGCCTGTCGCCAGACCAGTTGCAATGGCTGGACGCGTGGCGTGGTGACCGCATGTCCCGTGGCACAGCCATCAGACTCCTGCTACAGCAGTCCATGGAGCTACATGGTCGCGGCCTGCTGCCGGCAACCGGACGCCGTGAACCATGACCAGTGACTTACTCGGGCAGCTAGCAGCGCTGCCACGCCACTGGTCTTATGTGGCAGTTGACGGCCAGAAGCGTCCGTACATGGACAACTGGCAAAAGGACTTCATCACACGCGCCAAACTCGGGCAGGAACTCAAGTCCGGCCGCGCCAAAGCCATCGGCGTTTGTTGCGGCACGCCAAGCGGTGGCCTGCTATTTGTCGACCATGACGGCAAATCCGCGTCTGGGCTCTTTGACGACTGGGGCATTCCAGTCAGCTCATTGCCGCCGTCATGGACCGTCACCAGTGGCCGCGACGGGCGGTTTCAGATCATCTACCAAGTGCCCGAGCACTACTGGGCAGAGATCCGCACCCGCAAATACAAAACAGGCGTCACCGACAGCGAAGGCAAGCCCGAGCAGGTTGAGCTGCGCTGGGATGGCTGCCAGTCCATCGTTGCCGGTGCGCACCCGCTGACCTCTGGCTACAGCTGGGTGCCGGGGCGCTCACCTGCAGACTTGGACATTGCCGATGCACCGGCAGACCTGATAGCACGCATGCTGCGGCAACCGGTGCAGGCGCCATTGCCGTTGGTGAGTGCCGCTGGTAGCGATGATGCCACTCGTGCCCGGTCGTATCTCGAAGCGCTGCAGCCCAGCCGCGCTGATGACTATGACCAGTGGCTGGAAGTGGGCATGGCGCTACACAGCGTTGATGATGCCCTGCTAGCGGATTGGATCACATGGTCTGCACAGTCCTCCAAGTTCAAGCCCGGTGACTGCGAACACAAGTGGCGCGGCTTCAAGTCCGGCGGTGGCATCACCCTTGGCACCCTTGGTCAACTAGCCAAGCAAGATGGCTGGCGTGGGCGGCAGCAACTGGAGCCTGTCCGGCGTGAGCGGTCTGCAAGCAAGCAACCGCCGTCAGCGGTGAACCCGCAACTGCAGCCGATGAATGCTGCAGAGCTGCTCAATCTACTGCGGCACGGTGACAGCACCTACCGCTACAACACCTTCACCCAACGTATTGAGGTAGACGGCGCACCTATTGAAGGTGCCGAGCGGTTTTACCTCACGCTGGCTGAGATGGGTTACAAGGTCTCCAAAGAGGCAGCACTTGACTGCATTGTGCAGGTGGCTAACGAGTCGCCGTATGACCCAGTTGTCGAGTACCTCGACCGCGTTGCCGCAACGGTGGCACCTGCCTACATCGAAGCGCTCGCGACTGGGTATTTGCGGCCTGACGACACGCCCGGCAGCATCTACGACGAGATGCTTAAGCGCACGCTGATCGGTGCTGTTGCCCGTGCCTATAACCCCGGATGCAAACATGACTCCGCCTGCGTGATCATGGGCGATCAGGGCGCCTATAAGTCATCGTTTTGGGCGTGCCTTGGCCATGACTTTTTCAGTGATGCCTTGGGTGATATCAGCAGTAAAGATGACCTGATGGTGTTGCATAGGTCATGGATTATGGAGTGGGCAGAGCTAGACCATGTGACTAATCGCAAGCATGCAGGTCAGGTCAAGGCGTTCCTATCGCAGGCGGTTGATATGTTCCGTGTGCCGTATGGTAAGGCCACTGAGGCATTCCCAAGGCGCGGAATTATTGTCGGCACGACTAACCGCACCACCGGCTTTTTGGTAGATGAAACTGGCAACCGCCGCTTCTGGGTGATACCCACTACCAAGACGCAGGCGGACCAGATTGATACCGCCGCGCTATTACTGGAACGCGATGCAATATGGGCTGCCGCTGTTGCTGCATACCGCGCAGGTGAGACCAGCAGGCTGCCAATGCAGTACGAGGTGAAGCTATCTGAGGAGAATGAATCCTATGTGGTTGATAACCCTTGGCAGGCTGAAATTGAGGCATGGTTGCGTAAACACGGCGAGATTGATTTAACTACTGAAAAGTTGCTTACTGAAGCCATTAAGAAACCAGTAGAACGGCAGACAAAAGCGGACCAGATGCAGGTTGCGGACGTGCTCAAGCGGCTTGGGTACAGGCGGTACCGCAGCGGCAAAGGGTCGAGCAGGGCTTACGTCTACCGGAAGTAGTACCCCACCTAGGTGGGGCGGGTACCCCACCTCGCGATCGCTCAGATGCCTTGCGCCGCAGGCGATGTCGGGCAGGTGCCCCACCTGTCCCACGTCCCACCTCGGTCTCAAACTTCCCTACGTTCCCCTTCGTGTCCCTCTATTCCTTTATTTGTTTTGATATAGGTAGGGTTAGGTAGGGTACGTGGGGAACACCCGCTCTGTGACTGGGTTTTGGCGGTACCCCACCTCGTCCCACCTTGCCTTTAGGTGGGGAACTCCCTTACGGTGACTGGATGAAAGAAGTCAAAGTCCGTTTTGAGCCTGCAGACCTGCTGGCGCTCGACCAGCAGGCGGCCATGGCAGGCGTTAGCCGCAGCGAGTTGATCCGCAGTCGGGCGCTTGTGTCGAATTGCGACAGTGGCCTTACCGTGGCGCGTTATCACCGGCTAGTGTCCGATGCGCTGGCCAATGTGCGCGGGGACATCCCACGGCGCATGGTTGAGCAGCTTGTCGCTTATGTCATTACATGGATCTCATCAACATCGCAGCCAAGCAACAACCCGTGATCAACCGGCTCCATGACACCATGGAGCACGCGCTTGCATATGCAGCCGCTATCCGCGACAATGCCCAAGATGACCAGATGCCTATTCCGGCTGAACTGGTCAGCTCGTTTGAAGCCGATTACCACCGGCTCGTTTCCATCCTTACCGAAGCCGCCACATGAAACTCATCACCACGCAGGCTGATCTCAGCCATGCACTGCGCACCATTGCTCCAGCCATCAGCACCAGCAACAGCCACCCGATCCTGAGCTGTTGCCTGATTGCCGCTGATGGCGCAACCATGACCGTCACCGGCTTCAACTTGGAGCTTGGCATCACGGTGTCCGTACCGGCAGCAGTAGATACCGCCGGCACCGTGGCGCTGCCGTATCGCTTACTGGCGGGTCTGGTCAGTCGCATGGACGACGGCGAGCCTGTGACCCTCTCAGACGGCGCTGTGACCGCCTCCAGCGGCTCTTACGGGCTTGCGGTGGGTGATGCAGCCGATTACCCCGCCATGCCTGTTGTAGAGGCTCCTAGCGCAGAGCTGGACCTGACCGCTGGTGCGCGCGCCTGCACGATTGCCGCCAGCACCGACGCCAGTAAGCAGATTCTCCAAGGCATCCACATGGCAGCCGGCTTCATGGAGGCCACAGATGGTCACCGCATGATGCGCGTACCCGTAGCGTTGCCGGACGGCATTGATTTGATACTGCCCGCTACCACCATGAAGTTGCTGCAGGACCGCACGGTCACGGTGGCTGCAACAACCGGTCAGGCGGTCATTGATGCAGGTGACGGCATCACCATCTACAGCCGCCTCCTTGATGGCAAATACCCCGACGTCGCAGCGCTGGTGCCTGCCAGCTTTGAACACACCATCACCCTTGACCGGCACCGCTTCACCCGTTGCCTAGAGCGCGTTGCTCTGATCGCAGAAGCGCACAACTCCTTCGTCAAGTTGGTGGCTGCCTCTGGTACCCTTGCCATCACAGCAGAAGCCGATGCCAATAACGGCAAGGAGCTAATCACCTACGACGGCACCGCCACAGGTTCATGGGCGTTCAACGTGCATTACCTGCTCGATGGCCTTAAAGCCATGCGGCAGGCGGAGACTGTTACACTGTCGGCCAATAGTGCAACGATGCCAGTCGTGCTAACGCCGACTAGCATGACAGGGCAGACGTATCTCATCATGCCAATCCAAATTCGGGAGTAATACAATGGCGCGCAAGTGCAACAATACAGAGTCGGAACAGCGCACAAATGCTGTCTATGACTTGCTCTTGCGCGCTCATAGTAGAAAGCAAATCATTCAATTTGCCGCGGAAAACTGGGGGATAGGTGATCGTCAAGTTGATTCTTATATTGCCCGCGCTCGTGAGCTTTTGTCTGCTGATGCCAAGATGGAACGCTCTCAGTGGCTTGAGGCTGCGGTTGCACGAGCAATGGAATACGAGCGCCGCGCTGCCGAAAAGGATCAGCTCAACACGGCGCTGATTGCACTGGACAAGCAAGCCCGACTGCTGCGGTTTGAGATGTCGTGAGCTTGCTGTCTGGCATCTGCGAACCAGGGCCGCTGCTTGCGTTCATGCAGCAGCAGACCCCAGAGGACACTGACGATCTACTCGATCGCATCCGCGCTGACCTGCACCCCGGCCAGCTTGCGTTTGTGGATGACACCGCTACGCAGATCCTTGGCATCAGTGCCGGATATGGCGCGGGCAAAACTAGAGCGCTATGCGCTAAAGCCGTGATGCTGGCGGCAGTCAATCAGGGCTTCATTGGCTGCGTGATGGAGCCGACCCAACCGCTAGTCCGGGACATTTGGCAGACGGACTTTGAGGCGTTCCTTGAGGCGTACGACATCCCGTATACGTTCAGGGCGTCGCCGTTGCCGGAATATATGTTGCACTTGCCAGGTGGTGACACCAAGATCCTGTGCCGCAGCTTTGAAAACTGGTCACGCATCATCGGCCTAAACCTTGCTTGGGTGCTGGCTGACGAGATCGACACCGTGACGCCGAGCATTGCCAATAAGGCATTTCCGAAGATCCTTGGCCGCTTGCGCTCTGGCAATGTCCGGCAGTTTGGCGCGGCATCCACACCAGAGGGGTTCCGGTGGATGTGGAACACATTTGGCAGCGACGAGGCTAAGCAACGGTCAGACCGGCAGC